TTTCTGAGAGAGGTTATCTACTTGGCAAACCCATCTCTATGAAAATCGCAGAAAGGGTGGGGGGACCTTTTTTGAGCATAACTCCAATTTCTTGACACATCTCCCATATTTTGTGCGTTAAAAATTTGACAAGACGATATATTGTGTTACAGTGGAAGATGGAATGAGCTCCGCTGTTCTCATTTCCTTTCGTTTCTTGCGCCCGGGAGGGGGGTTGCCGATCCCAGCCCTCCTCCTACTCCTTATTAGCGGGATAAAAAACAGGATGAGTGATAAAAAAGAGTTACTTCAGACATTACTAGACGTTATTAATCAGGCTTGTCAGACTAGGTATGAGAATGAAGTTTGTTATGTCCACCATAGCTTTCTAGGTGCCTACGAGGGAGCATTTGCAGTATTGGAAAAGGCGGGTTTGCTGGAAGAGTGTGGAAAGGGGGAGTATAGGCTGTTGTGGGACAAGTTGGAGGAGGTAAGAGTGTGTCGGGGAACGGAAAGAACGTAAAAGAGCAGGCTGTAGAACATTATAGGAAGGAACTGATGGTAAGCAAGATCCCTGAAGTTCTTTCTTCGTATATGAGTACGGATAGTCTGCCAGAGAAGTATAAGAAGATAGATGAGTACGTGAGAGGAATAAAGAAGAGTTTGATAGCAGAGGCAGGGGGGGAATTATCACAGATTCAGATGATAGTACTTGATGGGATCTGTGAGACGCTCATCCTCTCCAAGTATATCACAACCTATATTAGTGAGGATATAGGAGGAAGAGTAGTAGCAACGAACAAACTCGGGGCAACATATCTCTCAGAAATCACAACTAAAGGGTTTGTGGGGCTCCAGACACTCCTTGATAAGAAAATCAAGCAATTTAAGGAGCTTATAGAGGTAGAGAAGGAAAGTGAGGAGGAAGCCGGGTATATGAGGGCTGTTATGGGAAAAGTTAAGCATACGGGAAAAGTGAAAACGGGAAGATAGCGCGATGATAAAACACGCAGGACACACTGACATCTGGTTATTGCATCATTTGTTTTGGCATCCTGAAATTGAAGACGTAGAAGACATTAAGAGAGAATTAAGGGAAAGGGGCTACAGATTGGTAGAATTGGGAAATGTTATGAAAACGGGAAGATAGAAAGGAGGTGTAAGATGAAAAAGCTGATATTAGTAGTGATAGTTTTATTTCTGGCTGGCTGTACCGTAACAAAGGGGGACTTATCCTTCTCCTTGATGCAGATGCAGACCGCGAAATATGCAGCCTCAGCCATGTCGACTACAGGCGTGGGAATGGAAATTGAGATGACGGGGCAATCAAATCCATTCCCAAAGATAAGGCTGGGTTATTTCAGACACGGTACAATGTTGGTTCCTTCTATTAAGGACGGATACTATATGCCGTTCGTGATAATAGATACCGGAGTAAATCCATTCAATAAGGATGGAGTAACAGATACTATTATTGTTGGAGGGAAGAAAAATGCAGAAGATATTATTAAGCCTATTGATTAAGGTGATGTTAGGAATGTTAAGTAGATGTGGAGCTGAAACCCTTAGCAAGAAAGATATGCCAAGGCATAAGAGAGTGTGTTCTGGGAACTGCTACCACTCTTGATGATAAATTGGTATTGCCTTTACTCGAAAAGGTAGAGAAGGAATTTGGTTTAGATGAGTGAGAAAATTAAGGCAGAGGGAGGAATGTAAGATGAGGGAAGAACTAGCATCGTTATGCCACGAACAATGGTCTGGTTGGATGAAGTATTTGTTTGGGAAATCTAAAAAGAATGATGATGGTACTGTAACTATCCCTTTATGGGCTGTGGATAGATGGGGACACCAAATGAACACACGTTATGAGGATCTATCAGAATTGGAGCAAGAAAGCGACAGAAATGAAGCAGATAGGTTTATAACATTATTGAGAGATTTAGGGAAAGGCAATGTAATGGAAAAACAGGCAGAGTTTGGAACTATAAAGCAAGATTGAAAGGAGGATTATGGAAATCAGACCGTTACAGGATCGAATTGTTGTAAAACGAGTTAAAGAAGAAGAGAAGACAAAAGGGGGGATAATTATTCCCGAGATAGCTAAAGAGAAACCGGTGCAGGGGAAAGTTATAGCTGTGGGGGATACGACACAAAGCATAAAAGTGGGTAGCAGGGTTCTTTTTGGTAGATACATGGGTACTGAGATATTAATTGATGACGTTGAACACCTTATCATGCGAGAAGATGATGTTTTGGGAATTATTGAGGAATAGATAAGGAGGGAGATATGCCAAGAAAAACTAAGGAGTTAAGAAAGAGTGTGACACAAATGCTGGCAGAACGTAAGAGAGCGGGTAAGCCGATTCCTGCGGCAAGACCTGGGACAAGTTTATACCGTAGTCAGCAGGAAATGTTGAAGAAACAGAAGAGACTCAAAAAGTTGCTGAAATAGGGTAGTGCTATGGCAATAAGTGACGCAAAATGGGCACATTACAAAGAGGATATCGTATCTTTCGTTGATGACCTCGTTTGGATCCCATCATCGTCTGCTCAAGAAGTGATTAAGATTAAACTAGAGGGTGAGTGGTCATATCAGGCTGAGATCATAAGGGAGATCACGAGAAAGATACCATCCGGGAAGTTTAAGTACTCAACAGCAGCTATCTGTATCCCAAAGCAGAACGGCAAGACATTTACCGCATCTCTCATTATGGCATGGCGGTTTATCACTCATTTTAACGTTCAGGGGGTCGTTGCTTCCAATTCCAAGGATCAGGCATCATCGGTAGTATTCGATACGTTCAAATCGATAATACGCTACTCACCGGAACTCCTCAAGAAAGTAGGATCTGAGAACATCCTGGACAAAGAAATAAGGCTTCCGAGAACAAATAGTGTCGTAACCGTTCTCTCGTCATCAAAAGCAGCAGCGTGGGGGTATGGAATCGACCTGGCAGTAGTAGACGAAATCCATGCAGCACCGGATGATGAAGGCATATATAACATCCTGGCATCTCAGGCGGGCCCTCGTAACGGTCAGATCATTCTTCCTTCTCAAGTATCCTCTCAACTTAACATCCTCTACCACCTCTACCAGGTCCATCAGCAAAAACTGGATCCATCTCTCTATTTTCTCTATATCCGCGGTTATAACCCCTCACCTCTAGTCACAAAACGATGGCTGGACTCTCGTAAGGCTCAGCTTACCCCAGCTCAATACGCTCTCTACCATGATAATGACTGGGTATTCTCAACCCGCAAACTGTTTGATCCCGGGAAAATAGGAAAAGCGGTTGTGAATGGAGAGAACTATCAGATACCGGTCAAAAGAGAAGAGCTAATGGACTGGGAACATCAGCTGGGAACGAAGTTTGCAATCGGAGGCGGACTTGATCGCGCTCTTCCATATTCCAAACATGGGGATGATACGTTCTGGTCAACAGTTGCGAAAGGAAAGACTCGAGGAGAAGAGTATTGGGTAATCTTAAATCAACAGCTTATGGAGAACTCCAGCGAAAAACTGATTAAAGAGGCGATTCTTACCGACCATAAAAGATACAGACTTCAGAATGTAGTATTAGAAGTATATCAGGCAGCCGATCTCTTTCAGTGGACAGTCGAGCAGGGAATAGAAGCAGAAATTGTCCATCCGGTTGATAAAAATCAGGTTAGTTCTTTTACTCGCTTTCATCAGATAGTCGATCAAGAGCAACTTGCTATCCCAGAAGGACTCCCAGCTGCATACGATAGTAAAAACGGTAGAAATGGCGGGAGGTTGCCGGTTCTCGTTAAACAGATGAAAGAGTTTGAACATGAGATGGATGGGGCCGTTCCCAAGTTCGGACATAAGCCTGGGACAAAATATCATGATGATGCGGTATACTCACTCAACTGGGCGATATATGCATTGCGTGAGAAAGAGGTTTACGAGCATACAAAGAAACGAAGGCCGCAACGTCAGATATTGGGTATGAATCCGTATACAGGAAGGTAGAAAGAGAAGAGATGGAAGTTGAATGTCCTACATGTGGGAGGAAGGTAGAGTTCAAGTTGAGTGATAAAGACACATTGTTCTCATTGCAGGACTGTGTAGTGTGTAAGGTAAACTTTACCCAGATAATACGGAATCTTAAGATAGTTGATGGAAAGATAACAGGGGAGATTGTAGGAACGGAGGAAATATGTGGAGTTGATCTAAATAAAGGAGAAAGTGACGATGGCTAGAAAAAAGAAAACACAACCGACCGACTTGGGTCCGGGACCTCCTTCATCCACAATGCTTGAAAGGGCAAAAAAGGTTCTGGACGAACGGCTGAAAGCAAGTAAGCAGATTGTTAACTCAAAAAAGGGTAAGTGGAGTACGTGGGATAAGATGTATAAGAATGAGCAGCTTCGTACCCGTATCACAGGAGAATCTAACCTTGTCCTTCCTAAAGCCGACTATATCGCAGAAGTTATCTCATCAAAAGTGATTAACTCCGTGTTTTCTGTCGCAACATGGCTGACCATGAAGCACCCGGAGATTCCAGCCGCAGTACTGGCCGATCAGCAGAAATTCTTCATGTGGGTGATGGACAAGCGTGTAAACTTCTACCTTACGGCAATTGAGCTGTTTAAGTCCTCTCCTATTAAGGGTACATCGATATGTAAGGTATTTATGCGGAATTTCTGGCCTTATGTCGAGTTCCTGGACCTGGAAAGCTTTCTACCCGATCCAATGGCTAGAAAACCCGGTGATATTCAGTCCATGCGATATTGTATGCATCAGTTTAATAGAGATCTTCAGCAGATTAAACGGTTTACCTCTCCCTTGGGCCATTCTATCTATACGAATATTGATAAGCTCGAGGCCCAGAAGGAGGCAAAAAAGAAGGAACAGATTAAGATGCCAGGGACGGATACGGCTGTTACGGACAGCGTAGAACCCATATTCGATATAGTCGAGTATCATGGGGACTTTGAGTATGAGCAAGGAAAATATGGTGAGTATATCATGGCTGCTACCCTCAAGAATAAAACAGATGATGAAACAGATATTACTATTCGATGTGAACCGTCAACATTTAAAGTAAGAGACGAGTATAGCGATGAAGATATCTACCTAAAACCGTTCGTTGCGAATATTTATAGTGTCAACCCCGGGGAGTTCTATGGCAAGTCTGCAATCTCATCCGTTGAATCTCTTATAAACGAGCAGACCGATCTTCACAATATCTATATGGACAACCACAAACGTCTGGTCAATGGGATTACTAAGGTTCTGAACAGGAGTGATCTTACCAGGGAAGATCTTCCGCAAACTCCAGGTGCCATGTGGTTTATGGATTCCTTTGATGATGTAGAGGTAGAGACTCCACAGGAAGCAAATCTTCTTGCGTATAAGGCAATCCACGAGCTGCTTGACAGGGAGATTGAAAAAGCGTCATCCGTTACCTCTTATAACCTCGGAGTAGGCAGAACTAAGCGGGAGACGTTCGGAGAGGTTCGATCTATGCTTGCAGAAGCATCCGACCGGTTTCAGCTCTTTATTCAGATGGCAGACCGTATTACTCTTCGTCCTATTGCTAATAGAGTCTATGCTCTCCTCCGTGAAACAATGGACGTTCTCCAGCGTACGGACTTTATCGTTGATGGGGAGAAACTGGTTATTGATAAAGGAAGCTTACTGGCAAATATGGATGTCCAGTTTGCAGCAACAACCATTGAATCCGAGCACAGTAAATACTCCAAACAACAGACGTTCCCGCAGATGTTACAGGTGTTCCAACAGATAGCAGCCGGTAGGCTTAACGTTGATGAGATATCAAAAGAGATGGGAGAGCTCTTCAACTTCAATAATCCGGAGAGGTTCCTCCATCCATCTGAATCAATCCCGATCTCTATTCTTCCTCCACAGCTTCAGGAGATTGCACAACAGCTTTTAGCCCAGTACCAAGATGAGCAGCAGACCGGTAAGAAAACACCGACACCCTCAGCCCCTCAATTAACCGAGGGTATTCCACAAGGCCTCGGAGGAGGTATGGGATAGAAGAAGAAAGGAGGAACTATGGACGCAGATGGAAGAATAATACCATTAGTAGAAGATGACCAAGGTGAGGGAATTAAGGATTTTGTAATTGATCCGTTGGAACATATAGAAAAAATGAAAGAAGCAATGTTAGAAGGTAAAGAAGTCTTAACAAAAGGCAAAACAGAAAACGAGATGCTGGAACAGATAAACGATAAGCTAGACCGCTTGCTCGAAGTATTTGGAGGTCATCGTTTAATAGATGGTAGGTTTGTTGATATTTCTAAAGCACTACCTTATAATTCAATAAGCGTGAAGTGAAGTTTATGGCCGATGAAAAGACAGAAGTGAAAGCACGAGTAGGATTTGATATCCAGGATTTTATCCGCAGCTTTTCCGGCTCTTTCGTTATGAAAGCTTTCGAGCAGCAGATATCCATTACCTTGCTTGAAATGGGAATGGGGAAAATCCAGAAAGGTGATAGAAAAGGAGAGTTTAAGTGCCAGACACTCTCAGAGTTTGAGCGGACTCGCGGGTTTGCTCTAGGAATTCAGTGGGCTATTGACTTTCTCGAATCTCGCGTAAATGAAGCAAAAAGAATAGAGAAAAGTAGGACTAAAAAAGAAGGGAAAGAGGGGGAGTAGGAGTCAAATACTTGACAAGAGGAAAAATAGTGCTAGAATGGATAATAGGATTACTTAAAGCGCTTGTTAAGGGGCGATACACCGGAGGCGTTAATATCCGCTTCAAAGACGGTGGGATCAGTTCTGTCACTAAACCAAAGGAGAAAAAGGATGGGTTGAAGAAAAAAGAGAAAGAACTAACATTCCCATAAATATAGGTCCACCTTAACACAGTTTAAGCCACGCCTGTTAGTGAGAAGCTCCCTCGCCTCTCACTTTCAGGCGTTTTTTTTTATTGAACCCTCAAAAAAGGAGTAGTTATGGATCCTTTGGCAACAAAACCAGACGTTAACAAAGATCCGGTCCCGTCAGCCGATCCGGGCGTAGCGGCAGGTTCGCCTCCTGCTAAAGACGTTAAACCTCCAGTCTCGTCACCTGGAGAACCACAACCTCCAGCAGAACCACAGCCTCCGGTAGAACCACCTCACGAAGAAAACGTTCCCTATGCACGTTTAAAAGAGGCATTAGACAAGAACAAGGAATTGCAGGCTGCAATCGATGCCGCAGTAGGGCCGAAAGAGCCGGTAGCACCGGCTGCACCCGGCCCTCAAGTTCCGATTGACTTTGCTTCTCTTGGTCTCGCCCCACCGGAACCGCAGCCACAAGCTCCCCTACAACCGGGAGCTCCTTCACCGCTTTCCGCTCCGATTATGACACCGGATGAAATCGAGCAACGGATACGGGACGATATGTATAATAAACCTTATGCTACTTTCGCTCCTATAATTATCGAGCTGGCAAAACAGGTTTATCAAGACCAGAGAAAGAGTGATGCACAGGTTCGCAGTATGCCCGGCTTTCAACAGGTTGAGTCCAGTTACTATAGTATCCCGGACGATGTTGTTCAGCAAGCTCAGTCCAATCCGGAAGTTATCCGGTACCTAATTGCTATGAATGCCCGTAATGTAGCGGGACAGCCGGCAACAGCTCCTTCAATTCCCTTACCAAACCAGCAAACTCTACCAGTTCCAGACCCAAACAATCCGCCAAAGACGATGGAGGAGTTAAAACAACAGTATATTGCCGAAGGTGAGAGACTGGCTGTTGATAAGCTGAGAAATCAGCAGGGGCTTCAGTCTGAAGGAGCAGGTTCTATCCCATCACCATCGGGAGACGAGCCGGAGCTTGACGAGTCTCAGAAGGTTTTTATGCGTAGGCTGGGGATAAAAGATGAGAAGTTTAAAAGCGTAGCAACTCGGCTACAATCTTCTGTTGGAGGTGAAAAGAAATGACAGAAAAAGAAAGACACAACACTAGAGATGACAAAGGAACGTTCGTTAAGGATGGTAATAACCCGCCTCCGGAGACTGAAGACTTTTTCGCATATGAGGGTAGAGATCCTAGCATGTATTATCACTGGGCGGAGAATAACCCTCGTCGAATCCAAGAGCTCAAGAGGAAAGGTTATGAAATCGATCCGGCGGCCAGTAGTTCTCAGGCTGCCAAACGGGTCGATGCTCAACGGGAGTTCCTTAAGAAGGCAATATATGACCCGAACGCAACCAAAGAGAACGTACAGATGGCTAAAGAACTCCTTAACCGCATGGAATCAGTTCCTGTTGATACACTTACGAACATCCCGGGCCACGTTATGATGAGAACCTCTATGGAGAACCGTGCGAAGATCATGAAACGTCGTGAAGAGAAGTCCCGTCAGATGGAAGATAAGATTGAGGCTGATATTCGTGAGCTCAACAAGGCGATGCAACGGAGTGGTAAAGGTGGGATAAAAGCGTTTAAGGATCTGTTCGATAGCGTCAAAGAAGGAGGAGCTAGACAATGACAATTATTCGTGCCAACAATGCGAATCTGATGAAAGCCGGGCTGGATGAGGTGTTGTTCTCTCCGTGGGAATTCGCTCAACCGGATAGCGTGATTTCACAGGTTTTTAATATGGAGACCCACGATAGTCAGTTCAAGAAGTATATGACTATCAAAGGATATCCTCTCTTAACTCAAAAGAACGAAGGCGGTGCTTACACCAATGTCGATGCCGGTGAAGCATGGTGGACTCAACTGGAACACATTGCGTACGGAATGTACTCTACAATCACTCATGAGGCCCAGGCCGATGAGAGATATGGAGTTATCAGTCAATTCCCGAACTCGATGCGTGAATCAGCTGAAGCAACCATGAACTATCACGCATCTCGCATATTTACCAATGGGTTT